CCGAGCACGACGACCTGTCGACGATCGACCTACGGATCGCAGCCATCGCAGACGCGACGGGGCCTGCGGGCGAGTACGGGCCGGGTCAGTTCGAGACGATCGCAAAGAAGTGGGACCGCCCCAAGGCGGACACCGCGTACCTCGAGCGCGTCTGGCTGAACCGGTGGCGCCGCTCGTCGTCGATGGCGTTCGACCTGCGCAAGATCACCGGCCACGACGACTCCCCCGGGCTATGTAGGCCCGGCACCCTCATCCCTGACGGCGCGTTCGTCACGCTCGGCTTCGACGGCGCCCGCTTCCGTGACGCGACCGGCCTGGTGGCTACGGACATCGCGACCGGGTTGCAGCAGTTGCTAGCCGGCTGGGAGCGCCCGGAGAACGCAGGCGACGACTGGGAGATCGACGAGTCCGAGGTCACCGCCTCGGTCGAGGACGCACTCACCCGCTTCGACGTCTGGCGCATGTACGGCGACCCGCCGTACTGGACCGAGACGATGGGCTCCTGGCACGCGCGCTGGCCGGACCGCATCGAGGAGTGGTGGACAAACCGCCACAAGCTCATGGCGTACACCCTGCGTGAGTACGTCGAGGGCATCGACTCCGAGTCGATCACCTACGGCGGCACGGTCGCCCAGCATGACGACCTGATCCGCCACCTGGGCAACGCAGGCCGCAAGGACCTGCGGATGATCGACGACCACGGCCAGCCGCTGTGGGTGCTCGACAAGCAGGACGGGCACGACGAGCTCAAGTTCGACTACGCGATGGCGTCGGTGCTGTCGTGGAAGGCGTGCCTGGACGCGCGCAAGTCCGGCGCCAAGCCGCGGCGGCAGGCCATCCGGGCACCGCGACGCATCTACTGACCCGAGGGGGTGCCCGTGGCTACGACCCCCGACGAGTGGCTTCCCATCCTGGCGAAGCGCCTGGACGACCGGCAGCCGCATCTGCGCCTCCAGCGCTCATATGCCGACGGTAACGCCCCGCTGCCCGAGATGGGCGAGAACCTGCGGGCATCGTGGGAGGCATTCCAGCGCAAGGCGCGCACCGACTTCGGCGGTACCGCGTGCAGGTCGCTGCGCAACCGCATCCGGCCCAACGGCGTGCGCATTGGCGACTCCGAGGAGTCGCCCGCGCTCGCCGAGGCGCGTCGCCTATGGCGCGACAACCGCCTCGACGTCGTGTTCGACGACGCCATCAAGGACAGCGTTGAGACCGGCTACGGCTACATCGCGATCGGCGTCGGCGCTGACGGCAAGGCGATCATCACCCGTGAGCGCCCGGAGCAGTTCATCGCCGCGCAGGACCCGACGCGGCCGTGGGAGGCGCGCGCGACCCTCAAGGTGTGGCGCGACATCGACGCCATCAAGGACTACGTGCTCGTGGTCGCCACGGGGGCATGGGCGATGTACGACCGGCCCGGCAAGGATGCCGCTGGTCGCTGGTGCCTCGGTGTCGGCGGGTATGGGTGGACGAAGATCGACGAGGGCGCCTTCGCTGGCAAGCCCGCCATGGCGATCCTTGAGCGCGAGGACGGCATCGCGTTCCTCGAGCCGCACTTCGACGTCATCGACCGGCTGAACCTGGGCAAGCTGAACCGCCTGGTCATCGTCGCCATGCAGGCGTTCCGCCAGCGCGCGCTACGCCCGAAGGACAAGGACTCTCTCGGTCTGCCAGCCCAGGACGCTGACGGCAACGACATCGACTGGGCCAAGGCGCTCGAGCCTGCACCTGGTGCGCTGTGGGAGTTCCCAGTTCCCATCGACATCTGGGAGTCCCAGTCCACCGACATCACGCCGCTGCTGGCCGGAGAGAAGGCCGACGCCCGCGACTTCGCCATGGCGACCGGGACGCCGATCTCCGCGCTGATCCCCGAGGGCCAGAACCAGTCAGCCGAGGGTGCGGCGAACGCCAAGGAGCAGCAGATCGCGCAGGCCGACAAGGACGTGGCCCGGCTCCGTCCGGCGCTCGCCCTGGCGCTGGTTCACGCGCTGCACGCCGAGAATGTCGACCTTGGCGAGGACACCGTCGAGGTGCTGTTCGCGCCGACCGCGCACGTCTCCCTGTCTGAGCGGTACGCCGCGGCAGTCCAGGCGAAGGGGGTCGGGCGTTCGTTCCGCGGTATCGCCACCGACATCCTGGGCATGTCCCCGGACCAGATCAACCAGGAGTTGCTGGACAAGGCCGAGGAGCAGTTGTCGGCCATCACGATGATCGGTGCAACGACTCCGGCGGCTCCGGCCGCCCAGCCCGCCCCTCAGCCGGCCGCGACCGATGCCGCTGTCGCCTGAGCAGATCATCCTCGGCCACCGTGCCGCGCTCGCCCTGGTCCGTTCCCGGGTTAAGGAGTACGCGGCCACGGCTTGGGCGGCACAGGGTTCCTACCGTGACGCCGACATCGACCGGCTGGTGTCGCTCATCGTCCCGCGGGTGCAGGCCGGGCAGATCCAGACCGCGTCGCTGACGTCGGCCTACATCGCCTCCATCGCATCCCTTCGCCTGGGTCGCACGGTCAAGGCGGTTCCGGTGCCCCGTGCGGCCATCCTCGGCGCTCGCGGCGTCGACCCGGACGAGGTGTACCGGCGCCCCGCGACCGTGGTCTACACCGCGCTGTCGCAAGGCGCGGCGTTTCGGGACGCGGTCGCTCTCGGTGCGCTGCGACTCGGTCAGCTCGTGGCGATGGACATGCAAATGTCCCAGGTCCGTCAGTCCCGCGAGTCCTACCAGCGCTCGGGTGTCCAGCACTTCCGCCGCGTGTTGCAGGGCGGGAAGAACTGCGAGTTGTGCATCGCCGCCGCAGACCAGCCGTATTGGTCGGGCGACCTCATGCCGATCCACGGCGGCTGCGCCTGCACGACTGAGCCATCCGACGAAGGCTCGTCGACGGGGACCTTCGATATCGGCCCGCTGGCCGATCCAGAGGTTCGCGTCGAGGTCCGCGAACACGGTGAGTACGGCCCAGTCCTGACCTACGCGGGCCAGCACTTCACGGGCCCGGACGACCTCACCAACTGACTCCCCCGCCGCTCGGCGGGGCCGCGCGCCCGACACGGGTGCGTCACCAACCCGACACGGGAGACACCGCGATGCCTGAACCCATTACCCCCACGCCTGCCGCGCCTGCCGCCCCCGCCACGGGAGCCCCGGAGCCGGCGCCCGCCCCCGCCGCACCTGCCGAGCCGCCCGCGGCCTCGGACCCTGCTGCCGAGGTCGAGAAGTGGAAGGCCCTGGCCCGCAAGCACGAGGAGCGCGCGACCGCGAACGCCGAGAAGGCCAAGCGGCTGGACGCCCTCGAAGAGGCCACCAAGACCGAGCAGCAGAAGCTCACTGAGGCCGCCGAGACGGCGCGCAAGGAGGCGGCCGACACGGCGGCCGAACTCGCACGCATGAAGGCGGCCGTGAAGCACGGCCTCTCTGAGGCAGATCTCGTGTTCCTGCGAGGACCGGCTGAGGAGATCGACGCGCTCGCGGAGAACCTGGCTGCACGGCTCAAGGGCATCGTCCCGCCGCCCATCCCCCCGGCTCCCCCGGCCACTGCGCTCGGGGACGTCGGCGGCGGCGTACATGGCAACGCGGACCCGATCAAGGAACTCGACGCGCAGATCGCGGAGGCCGAGAAGTCCCGCAAGTTCGCGCTCGCGATCCAGCTCAAGCAGCAGCGTGCCGCGCTCGCTGCACCCAAGCACTAGTCCTCCCAAGGAGGCGTCATGTCCGGCATCACTGGCATCGGCACCACGTTCAACCTCCCCAACTACCACGGCGAGCTGTTCCAGCTCACCCCGACCGACACCCCGCTCCTGTCCCTCTCGGGCGGGCTCAGCGGCGGCATGCAGACCGACTCGACCGCGTTCGAGTGGCAGACCGAGGACCTGCGCGACCCGGACATCCGTCCCCGTCTCGAGGGCGCCGACGCCCCCACCGCCGAGGCTCGCGTGCGGGCCAACGTCGAGAACGTCTGCCAGATCTTCCAGGAGGCCGTCTCGACCTCCTACACGAAGCAGGCGGCGACGGGGCAGTACACGACGCCCGGTTCGGCGCCGTTCTACTCGGCGTCGGGTGGGCCGAACCCGATCGTGAGCGAGCACGCCCACCAGATCGAGTCGGCGCTCAAGACCATCGCCCGGGACGTCAACTACACGTTCTGGCACGGCAAGAAGGTCAAGCCGACCACGAACGCCACGGCGCGCGCCACGGCTGGCCTCCTGTCGGTCATCACCGGCAACCGCATCGCGAACGCCGAGACGACCGGCGCATCCGTCGCCACGGACACCATCACCGTCACCCACGCGCTGAGCGTCGGCGACAAGGTGGTCTTCACCGACGTGGGCGTCGCCACGGCGATCCGCCCCGACCGCGTGTACTTCGTGCAGTCGGTGTCGACCACGGTCAGCTTCAAGGTCGCCGCGACGGCTGGCGGCTCGGCGATCACCATCGGTACCGCCACGGTCTCGTTCGTCAAGGCCGCGACGACCCTCACGGTGGCGATGGTGAACACGCTGCTGCGGTCGATCTTCGACAACGGCGGCATCACCGAGCAGGGCACCGCGACCATGTTCGTGCCGTCCACCCAGAAGGTCGCGGTCACCGCGGCCTACGCCACCGCCTACGCCCAGGCCAACACCCTGGCCGGCACGCGCGACGTCGGTGGGTTCTCCGTCGACACGATCATCACCGACTTCGGCACGCTCAACGTGGTCCCCGACCGCGCGCTGCCGCCGGACGCGATCGTGGTCGTCTCGCTCGAGCAGGTGC